GTCAGGAGTCTCATCGACTTCAATTTTGTGCGATATTAATGACTCGCCATCGAAGATGCCGTTGACAACAATGTGCGCTGGAGAAGGTGTGTTAGGAAGATCAAGCATTGCACATTTCCAGGACTCCCCGAGTGATCTGATGCAGCTGTTGAAGAGATGGGAGATGGCAGGCCGTTTATCGATAGGAGTCAAGAAAGAGCAAACAGCCGTAGTAATTTTCGATTTGCGCGATATCTATATCGCAGCTTTTAGAGGCTTTGATCGATATTTTGGTTTGTTCCGAGGAAGCGTGAACTTGCGTTTTTCGATGGAAGGAACTAACAAGGACTTCTATGGCAAGATCAGTTTTAATCCGGTTTCAGCAAATTTGAAGCCCCAAAATCCTGCCAACTGCGGACTCCAGACGTTCGATCATACATCAATGGGAATGGTCACCATCCCTTGGACGCAGCCCTTTTTCACATCGCCGACCGTATATGCAGCTGGAACCAAGTTTCCTATTCTCGATCAACTGGCGGTTACAATCTATAACCACAGCAATCAGGACGATTACGTCTTGTTGAATGTCGATATATCAGTAGGAGATGATTTCCACATGGGCGTCTTTCTCGGAACACCGCGATCGCTTGCATTTCCTACTATGTATGAAAGAGTGCCTTTAACTCCATCATCCGTGATAAATGAACTCACAGAATATGATGCCACGTATCCGATTACACAACAACAATCGGGAATGTTGCAATTCATCGGCCGTGCCATTGAGAACACGCTGCCTATAGTTGAGAAAATGTCAGAGATGGGTTTAGAGCTTGACGCTCACATGATCACTGAACAAAATCAGCTTGTACAACAAAGGCGGAGACCGTTCAGCATCGCATGTGACTTGCCAGTATTGACAGAACGATTCACAACCGTTAACCACAACGGGATGACGCTGCCAGACAAAGAATGCTTCGGAACATCGGAGCCAGAAACGGACATTTACAATTTATTGCAGAACACCAAATCGCTCGTAGACCGAGTTGAGTGGCTGGCTTCGCATGAAGCGGGCACCGTGATAGCAGAATATTTGAATTCACCAACAAATCCGGCGAATCTTTTCGGAGTGCATAGTGAAATGAGTAGAATGTTCAACTTTTGGACAGGAGGCAGAATCATAATGTTAGATGTTCATGCCACTCAAATGCACCGAGGACAGTTATTGCTGTCATATTCTACTGGTTTGGAAGACATGACTTATCAAGATGCAACACAATCATATTTTTCGACATTGGATTTATCCGAAGGTCGAGCAACTGTTGCTTTACATCTTCCTTACCTTTCACCATTACCTCAACATCGCGTAGCGTATCTTGGCGCGGATTCAACTGAACCCCAGTACGCTATTGGCAGATTGAGGATTTTTGTTCAAAATGCATTGCGTTCGACTAACACAGTGGCGTCGGACGTAGAAATTGTAGTGTATGAGGCATGCGCTTCTGACTTTCAGCTAAACGTTTATGGTGGAACACCATGGCGCACCGCTACTGAAGCACTTGCACCTACACAACCAGATGGAATTCCACAATTCCAACGAAAGCCCAAGATCAGGGCATCACTTCCTAAGATCATTCGTCCGGGTTACGACAACGCCAGGGACAGTAGATCATAGAACCCCAAATTTTTCAATTTAAGGAAATTGAAGCCCAGTACACCGGCATGCGTGTACACTCAAAATTATTTATTTTCTTTAATTTTATATAGTTAGTAATTTAGTTAGTTTTGTTCTTACAAAAATGTAAATCACACTCGCAGAGATCCCCTCGCTTAACCAGAC